GGAGGTGGTGCAAATGGTGGTAATGTGCCACCGCCTCAACAGCAAGGAGCGCCTGTACAGTAATGGATAGGCAATTTTACAGGAGTATTCTTCTCCTAGTTAATCAAAAAGACTCCTACGAGATGCTCCAATCATATGTGGATAAGAGAATAGAGATCTCAAGGATCCAATTAGAAACCTGCATGGACGAGCATAAAATACGAATGCTTCAAGGTCAGATAGCCGAGCTTAAGAGGTTCCGTACTCTTAGAGATGAGGTTGTTAAAGGGGCGGAATAATGGGTGTACTTGATTTCATATTTGGTACGAGTGACGAAGATGATTTAGAGGCTACTCAGCCTGAGATTGCTCCCACCCTATATCCCCAGACACAGGCTGAATTAGACGCCACACTTAAGTCTATGCGTGGCAATTTACCTACAAGGGCAATGGGAGCTAAACTACACCCTACGTGGAAAGATGAATTAGGTAACCCCATGATCGTAGATATGTGGGGTAATCCAATATATCTAGAAATGGATCCTGATTATGACCCCAATAAGAAGGGTATTATACCAGAGTTTCTAGATGCTCCGGTAGAAAAACTGCAAGAAGCGTATGAAGGCACTAAGGACGTTGTAAATGCGTTTAGAACAGAGCCATTAGAAACTACTGCTGCAATGGTCTCTGGCATAAACCAAGAGCTTGAAAGAATGTTCCGAGGAGAGGGTACCGGAGCGGAATTGATTAGCGCGGTTGCAGGAATGCCTCTAGCTGCAAAGGGACTTAAAGCCGCAAACCTTATTAAGATAGAGGACGGTGATGGCGCTATAGCTGGGATGTTTTATCCCGCAAGAGTTACAGCTGATGGTAGGAATAGAATTAAGAAGGCTGAGGAGCTTCAAAATCAAGGAGCTGATAGAGACGAAATCTGGAAACAGACAGGTCTATGGCAAATTGCAAGCTCAGATAAACGCACTAGTAGCGAGTGGCTTGCTGAAATTGATGATAGTCAGTCAGAGATCTTCTTAACTCAGGGCAAAAACAGCGCCACAAAAGGCCCAGTTACCAAGACTATTACGTTTGATGAGTTAATACGCAGTGGCGGCATAAATCCTTCAGATGCTCAGTACTTTAAGCAACGGGCGATGCTTGAAATGCTCGCTATACGGAAGCAGATTGATAACGGTGATATAACTGCTGAAGAGGGTTTGCGGCAAGCTAATGAAATACAGGCAGAGCTTAATAAACAACTAAACGATAAAGGAACTACAGAGACTGTCACGAAAACTAAGACAGTCACGGTTCCAAACCAAGTTAGTAAAAAGCTAATAACAGGCGGTGCAGGATCTGCTACTCTAGATGAAGTCTTAAACCATGAAGAGCTTTTTCAGTTATTACGGGATGAAGACGCAATAAATCCTTCTGGGCAGAGTATGGGAATGTTTTCTACTTTTCCTACAGCCGAGGCGGGAGCAAGAGCAGCCTCTACAGCGGGAGACAAAAATACGCTGGGTGTTTACTACGGTTACCAGAGTCCAAACTGGTTAAAGAGTAAGGGTAAATCTTCAATAAGCGCCTTTAAAAACGCAGGTATTACAGGCAAGGGCTGGAAGAATTTAGCCAAAGAAAATGCCGATCGCAATGAGAGAGATAAAGAAATCCTGCGCCTACATGATGAGGGTAGGATATCTACTAGGCAAGCTGCTGGAGATCTTATTTGGTCTACAATGCTACATGAAACACAGCATTTCTTAGACGATTATTTTAAGAGCGAAACAGGAAGGGGAAATAACCCAACTGAAGCAAAAGCTAAGATGAAAAAGATTACGGATAAGTATGATAGTCAGCTACATAAGCAACTAAAGCAACTTGAAGACTTTAGCTTTAAAACTCAGTTCACAGAAGGCCTATATAAAACGGGCAAATCTCCAGCCCAACGGTTTGATCCTCATACATATAAATACGAAACTAAACCCATAGTTGATGATTTAAGTGCGGATGGCAAGGCCCAATTTTATGACACTCTTTTAGATACGCTAGGGATTAAGCAAGACCCAAAAGTAAGATCTGTACTTCTGTATATTGGTGGTAAGTATAGTACTCTTAATCAGCCTGTAATTGATGAAGCCATTGCCAATAAGTTGCTAAGTGTCTTTGGGTCTATGGATGAAACGGCTGCGTTTACTAAGGAAAGAATTTATAAATTTATAGATGAGGAAATAGATAATCCAGAAAATTTACCCGAAGTCAGTGAAGCTTACAAAAAGTACGCGGAATACCTCGATAAAAAACAAGCTGAAACTGCGCCCATAAAACTTACGCAGCATAAAAACGGTGAGCCAACAGCTATTGAAAACCTGATGAATGCCAAGCTTTTGTACGATGAGCTAAAAGACAGTGATCCTGAGTTGGCGAGATCTGGGTTTAATCAAACTGTATTAGAAAACATAAATGGCCCCCTAACAGAAGATGAATTGACCAATGTATCAGCGGGTTTTCTGAATAACTTTGCAAAACCTGTTGTGCGAAATGCTTTAGACACCTTTAACGCCATTAAGTACGATAGAGATATACAGCTTGCAAAGGTAATTAAAGAGTCCAACGGTACTTGGTACGATCTCTATTGGTATGAGCAGGGTGAGTTAAAATCAGCATTAACACAAGCCCGCCGCGCAATGTCTCCAGAAGCTAGGGCAGAAATACCTCCTTACAAGATGCTTAATCAAATGGGCAGTGACCGTGCGGGAGGAGTCACCAGAGAAGACCTAACTTATAATCGTAGATTGCCAGACTGAGTAGATATCGTGGATCCATTAACACATCATCACTATTACAATATCGCTAATGGCTTCGGGGTAGAAGATCCAGATACCGGAAACCTGCAAACCGTCAGATCCATAATAGTGAATATAGACGGTAAAGAAACATTAATTCCAACAGTCTGGGACGGGGAGATCGTCAGTGATCAAGAAGCTATTGATAATGCTATTGCGACAGGCCTTGAGTGGCCTACTGATGAACCAAATCCGGAAGGTCGGGCAAGGTTGCAAGCCCTTGATGCAGAAATCCATGAAGAATTTACGGACGAAACTACACCGGAAGCCGCCTTCGCACTCCTAGAGGCCTCAGCGTACACGTCTCAGTTTAATCAAGAAGACGAGGATGATGGCATCACTCTATACGAGACCTTCGCGCCTCTAGGTAAAGCTGTACTTGCTGGCGGTCAGTTACTTGGAAAGAAAATGGGTTTTGCGCTGGGAGGTTTAGCAGAATCTCGCAAGGGCATCACAACAGAAGCAGGATTAGAAATGGCTAATAAGAGATTTCAGAGAGACGATAAGAAAGCTGACCTAAACGGTGATGGAAAGCTAAACTCCTATGAGAAAGCAAGGGGAGACGCGGTTCAAAAGGCTGTAGCTAAAGACGAAATCCCTGAGATGTCTTGTGGAGGTCTTATGGTAGATCCCATATCAGGAAATGAGATACCAATCGGATCTAATGCTAAAAATGTCCGTGATGATATCGATATTAAAATATCAGAAGGCGAATACGTTTTACCAGCCAACGTAGTTAAATGGCTAGGTCTTAAGGGTATTATGGATCTTCAAGCAGAGGCTGAAATGGGCCTTATGACGATGGAGATGAATGGTCTCATTCAATACACTGATGATGAGGGTGAAGAAGCAGAAATTTGCCCTGAGTGTGATGGCGAAGGATGCGATCATTGTGACGGTAAGGGTTATCACGATGTCGAGGAAGAGGAATCCGATAGCGAAAGCTCTGAGGACACCGAAGTACAGGCCGAGAGTGATCCCAAACAAGAAGAAAAAGACGTCATTGAAACACCCCAAGGCAACGAAATTGAGGTGGTTGGATACGACATAGAAGAACGGAATATGGCTACCGACATGCCAGAGGAGGATGATGAAGATTATTATCCTACTCAAAGTCGGGAACTCACTATGATGAAATCAAAGCCTTTGAAATTCATCATTTAACAAACTGGGCTACCCGTAAACGGCCCCCAATCAAGAGCATAACATGGCAAAATATCGAGGAGCACATCTAGATAATCTAGGTGAGCAAGAAAGACAGGTGCGTGGCGAGCTTAATCAACTAGCTCAACAAGTACAGGATAACACTCCAGTGGAGGATCCAGAAGAAGAAACCTTTCGTAAGCGTTATGGTGATTTACGCACACACATGAACAATGTGATGCAGCAGAAATCTTTAGAGATTGAAGCTTTAAGACGCCAGCTAGATGACGCTTCGAAGGCGCAGATTAAATTCCCCAAAACGGACGAAGAAATTGAAGCGTGGAGTAAAAAGTACCCAGACGTAGCACAGATCGTTGATACCATAGCACAGAAACGCGCTAATGAAGCGATGGTTGCCCTAGATGAGGGAAAGAAACGGCTAGAAAGTTTGGAGAATAAGCTAACGCGAAAAGATGCGGAGCAACAACTATTACGTCTGCATCCGGATTTTGCAGAGATTAGGCAAGACCCCAATTTTCATCATTGGGCATCTACACAGCCTCAAACAATTCAAGATGCCTTGTACAAAAATAACAAAGACGCTTTATCAGCGGCTAGAGCTATTGACTTGTACAAAGTAGATATGGGCAAGAGAAAGAAGTCACCTAAATCCGCCGCTCAGTCGGTAGGACGTACATCTTCTTCACGCCCCACAACCAACGGTAAAGCTCAGTTTAGCGAGAGCCAGATAGAACGTATGTCTATGGCTGAATACTCTAAAAATGAGCAAGCTATCATGGAAGCAATGAGCAGCGGTAATTTTATCTATGACGTGTCAGGCGCTGCTCGTTAACTATTGAATTAATAGCACAACTTGTGTTATAATTAAGGTAAGTAAGACCGCACATTAGTGCCTACTCTTCTTACATTTTCCCAGAAGAAAAATATGTCTACCAGTGCTCAGGCCTGTTCGCACCACCCTGAGTAAGCACTGCCACATCTCTTCGTGATCCTGACGGTTCAAATCAGCCATTTACGGAGGAACAAAGATGGCATTTTCATCAGCAAGTGGGTATACAAACTTACCCAATGGAAACTTCAGTCCAACCATTTTTTCAAAAAAGGTCCAGCTGGAGTTCCGCAAATCTACAGTTGTAGGCGATATCACAAACTCTGATTATTTCGGAGAGATTGCCTCAGCAGGGGATACGGTTCGCATAATGAAGGAGCCAAATATTTCAGTTAGTGAACTGAAGCGCGGCACTTCAATTACGACACAAGATCTCCAAGATGATGACTTCCAACTGGTCATCGATAAGGCTAACTACTTTGCGTTCAAATTGGATGACATCGAGGAAGCTCACAGTCACATCAATTTCATGCAACTTGCGGTTGATCGAGCAGCCTATCGACTCGCCGATCAGCATGACCAAGAAGTACTAGGTTACTTGTCTGGTTACAAGCAATCTGCACTGCATGCAAATGCCAGCGCAGTACGCTCAGCATCAGGTGATGTGAACGGCACGAAGGCTAACACAAGCGCGGGTAACGACGAATTACTCGCTGCAAATAAGTTATTTATGGCAAATTTTGGAAATATCACTACGGCAGCATCTGCTAGCACAACAGGTGATTCAATTCCAATTGCTGCCCGTCTTCCGGGTGCAACGGCACTTCCAACAACAACCATTTCGCCAGCTATGCTTGTAGCACGTATGGCGCGTCTTCTCGATCAACAACAAGTTGACCGTGATTCAAGATGGCTCGTTGTAGACCCAATTTTCATGGAAATCCTTCGTGACGAAGACTCACGATTCATGCAAGCCGATTGGGGCGAGTCCGGTGGTCTTCGGAATGGTTTGGTCGTAAACAACTTCCACGGTTTCAAAGTATACCAAAGCTCAAACCTGCCATCAGTAGGTACGGGAGCCGGAACCACTGGAACTACGGCGCAGGACGACAACTACGGAGTGCTAGTTGCAGGTCATAGCTCAGCAGTTGCTACAGCAGAACAGCTTAACAAGGTTGAGACCTATCGTGACCCAGACTCATTTAGTGACATCTGTAGAGGTATGCACCTCTATGGTCGCAAGATCCTGAGACCAGAAGCAATTGTAACCGCTCGTTACAACGCTGCGTAGAAAAGGTTAAGGGCAATGTCTATTACGCTAACCGTAGCCGCTAGAAATGCTGCTTTGGATGGTATTGTAGATCTAATAGATTTAGGAACTGGCTCAGCAGGTTCTGTGCAAATACTGGATAGTTCCAATACTGAGTTAGCCACGTTGCCCTTATCCAATCCGGCCTTTGGGCCAGCGAATAATGGAACGGTCCTAGCAAATACAGTTACTAGAGATAACACTGTTAATGCTGGGACCGCTTCTATTTTTAAAGTGTTCAATACAGAAGGCCAAGAGATTTTCTCTGGCACAGTAAGTGGATTGAACGGTGGTGGTGACCTCGTTCTCTCCAACGCAAACCTAGTTGTAGGAGACAGTGTTAGGGTCTCCTCATTTTCAATGACAATCTGAGGAGAAGCTCATGTCACTTTCTGATAGCTTTGAGACACATACTCTCAAATATCTTTTAACCACAGATAGCGTTACTCGCCCAACAAGTTGGTACGTGGCGCTTTGCACAACTGATCCCACAGATTCCGCTCTGGGAACTGAGGTATCAACCTCTGGAACAGCATATGCCCGTCAGTCCGTGACTTTCACGGTTTCTGGCAACAATGCGTCCAACTCGTCTGCGATTGAGTTCCCAGAGGCCACAGCGTCCTATGGCACAGTCGTAGCAGTAATGATTATGCCAGCATCAACAGGCGGCACAGCGAGCGATATGATCGCACATGCGCAGCTAACAACAGACAAAGCAATCGCTTCGGGCGACATCTTCCGCATCCCAGCAGGGGATCTGGACATCAACATCGACTAATTAGGAGAGTGCCAGATGGCTATTCTGACGGATTTCATGGAGCGGAAGCTGCTGGATCACATCTTCGGAGTGACTGAGATGACAAAACTCACGTCACTTTATCTGGGTCTCTCTACAACAGCGTTTTCGGAGTCGGATACGGCTTCGCAAGCACTGGCAAAAGAACCCGGATCATCTGGCACAACCTACAACGGCAACGGCTACAGTCGGGTCAACGTATTTAATAATTTCAATGATACAAGCACTTACAATGCGGGGTCTACAAATAATTCCCAAATAAGTTTTCCCGAAGCTACGACTTCCAACTGGGGAGATATTGGCTATTGGGCTTTGTATGAAGATGCGCTTCCCTCCAACGGCACATCTTCATCTACTATCGATGCTGATAACGGACAGAAGCCCCTAATGATTGGGTCATTTAGTGCCGCTGTGACAACAAATGTTGGGGATCAGTTTAGAATTGCTTCGGGTGATTTCGATATAACTCTTCCTAATGTG